TCGTTACCCCAAGTACTGGAACCCCACGCTTGCGCAGAAGAGTTCCAGCCCTTAAAGGCTACGATAATATCTGCCATTAGCCTACTCGGATAATGGCGTTAGAAGCATCCGCCGTTGGGAACGTGATGGTGAAATCCCCAGATGTTGAGGTTTTATCCGCGCCGAAGTCCAGAACCACACACGCATCATTCGTCGGAGCAGAACCGTCCGCCCGATATATGATCGCACCACGCGCCGTAATTGTCGCATTGGTAAATGTTTCCGTACTAAAGCTCAAATACGCAGTTGTTCCACTGGTCGCAGGAACCGTAGAAATCACCAGTGTCCCACCTCCTGCAACATATGGGTTGTCGCCAGATCCAGTTGCCGCAACCTCATTGTTGGTAGCGTAAAACTCAACACTAGCATCCATGTCTGTACCAGTGCCACCGAAGTCCGTGGGAACCGCGCTGTTCGTGTACAGTGCGATCTTAAATACATGTGATGTGCCCGAACTAAAATCAAAATCCCCGTTCAGGAGACCCTGCTTAAAAGTTGTACACATAAAATTACCATTAAAGGCCATTGTGCATCTCCTTATGTGCGTTGTCTTGTGACGGGTCCCTTGCGGTATTCGTCGATGGTTTCTTGGCCTTCGCCAAGGTTTTTCAAGCGAGCAACAGATTCTTGCATTCTTTGCTCGTATAACTGCATCATCTGAGGCTCACCCTTCATAAAGATATAAGCCTCGACCAACGATCCATATAACAAGGCGAGCTCGGCGTTCTGACTTAACCATGTCGTTCCGCTGTCCGCTCCCGCCGTCAACGACGCTGGTCGGTACAGATAATGTATGTCAACAGTATAGTTCGCATCGGGGGTCGGCGCGAGGATAAAATTGTCGACATCAAATTGCGCATAATACTTAGGTTGTCCCGTCGTTGTTGGGTCCGGAGTGTATGTCTGCACAAAATCCAAATCTTTAAACAATAAGAACTCTGCGTCACCGTTGACATCAAAGCTCAAAGAAAACGGCGCAAGAAAGTCCGAAGGCGCAGCCAAATACTGATTGCCGCTGGTCATGTTGCCAAACTGATTCTTTTGAAACAGGTTAAGCGACACGTTTTTTAGTATTCGCTCCTCGGCTAAACGAATGAACAACGGAAGATTGTTGACGAAGGTCGTCTCGTCATTCTCCGTGTAATCCTGAAGAGCCTGCTTCAGTTCGCCATATGTCATACTCATGTTGTCACCGTCACCGTTCCTACCGACCCAACAGCTACTAAGTTGTTTGGCGGATTTATACCGTTGTCAGGAGGTCCACCCACAGGGTTCCAACTCCACTGAATATTTCTCTGCTCCGCTAAACCACTCTCTGGACGAGGGTCACGAAGAGCCTGCGGATCGGGATATGCCTTCGGAGGATAAAGCTGCGGGTGCTTGGGCTCCCACTCGTCTGGACCCACAAGCGCACCCGTCCACTCCTTTTTCATGTCTCTCAGTCTATACCGAAAGCCAGAACGGTCAGATATTCCCCATGCGTTTTTTCCAGACGCGTAAGCCATTATACCCTCATATACCTCATACTAGGTTGCAACTTCAACGGAACTCGATCCTCGTCTTCATCCGCTGCGCGTTGAAACTCTTCTTCGTAAACAGCCTTTAAAAGCTGAATCCGTTCCGGAGTACGCTTCATGGCGATATAATAGGCCAGACCAGCAACCATACAAGGATAGAAACGGAAAGGCATATCAGTAGTGTTGACCAACGCATCGGCGTCCTCGATCCTTTGAAGATAATAATAAATTAACTGATCCGTGGAGTTTTCAGGAGTAGCCCACAGGTTAATTATCGGAGCAATCTGCTTGTTTAACCAATACTGACTAGGCCGACCCTGCGTAGTCTTGTTAGGCAGCGTCACATACTCGCCCCGACTAATACGCTCGATCTCGTAATCTGTACCGTCCCGGCGCAGCACCACTTCAAGGACATCAACCACCGAAGTAGCCAACGTCTCAGTAGCTTGACCCTGCGTAAGCGTGATCGTGCCTTCCTTCACTGTCCACAAGTTTATGCCGCGGTTAGCCCAGTCGGCAAACATCAGGTTCAGAGACCGACGTGCCGTCTTGGCATCGTAACCCGTGCGTACTTCTATTCCGCACCGCTCGTATGCTTCCTCGATAATCTCACCGACATCGAGATTGAAGTCTCTTGAACCTGAAGTTGCCATTACATCTCGCCTTTATACGATCCGCCACGACCAGCCATAACACAACCGCCGTTTTTGTAGCCTTTTTTAACCATGCCGCCATTGGCTAAACCTAGTGCGCTTTTAATGTCTTGTTTAGGCTCCGTATTGTGATCTCTGGTTCTTCTACGGGCAGCTTCTTTTATAATTCTTTTCTTTGTACGCTTTTCTTCTTCCATACGTTTTTTCTTTGCCGCCTTTTCAAGATCTTTTGGCCGTGCTTTTGGCCTAACCGTGCCACCGTTCTTTTTCTCGATTACGCCACGACCAATCAACACATCCTTTTTTGTGATTTTCCCGTCTCCGCTTAGATCTTTCATAGCATATTCCTTTCGCTTATCAAAACACTCTTACTAAGCCGCCATTGGCCTTCTTGTTTTTCCAACTGATGCGCTTTGAAGATTTCTTTTTCTTCGAAGCCGAAGTACACTGCGCCATCGTTGGACGACATGCAGGATACCCCTTACGCTTTTCGCCCTTTTGACGACCGCAAGGTTTCCCTGTTTTACAGTCAACCCAGCCCTTTCCGTCGTTCTGGGAAAACCATTCTCGCAAAGAGTTTTTCTTTGCCATCAAAAAGTCCTCGTACTTTTGCGTCTGCTTTCCTCAACGCAACCGCATCCCGAAGCAATCATGCCACCGTCTTTATACCTATTACGAGCAGGTCGCTTGGGGTTGTCTACCGCGGTAATCAAACCCCCATCCGCTGCTTTTTTAGTAGAGTTTCCCCAATTTGCGGCCCCGACTTTTCGGCATTTGGACAGCGCCCCGCTTGCGTAGGCCGAGGGCCAAACCTTGTACCGACTTTTGACCTTGTGATAACACGCGTCCTTTTTTGTTTTTTTTGCCATTAGTCTTCACCTCTGGAGGCTTGGAGATTTGAAAGGGCATCTGTCCACGACTGATCATAACTTGCTTGCCTTTCTGTCAAACTCTCTACTGCTTGAACTAAATGATCTATTTTAACGTCCATAACTTCTGTGCGCTTGTCCACCGTAAGTAGGGTCGAAATCATCCACACGAGACCCGCAGATCCTAGTGTCAATCCTGTGCCCCAAAACAAAAGCTGTACGTTCTTATCCATTCTACTTACCACTGCTTACATGACCAATACTTGGCCTTTAGTTTATCCAATGTACCTTTGTCACAACCGTGCCGCGCACGGAAGGACTTACGGCGTTCAGGGTTTGACTTCTTGATGGTCATATTGGCATCCCCAAATCTGACGATCTTTTCTTTTCCCTTGTCACATGCCTTTACAACAAACTTCTTGCCGCCAGATTTCTGACGCTTGGGCTTGTTGCATTTCATCTTAGACTTGTCGATCTTTGCCACTACAAAGGCCCCGCTTTCTGTATGTAAAGAATCTCAAACGCCGCTGAAACACGAAGGTCTGCTTGAGTCCCCGAAGCTATAGCTCTGTACTCGATATCCGTCTTTTCAGGAATCTTAACAGGTACATTGTACGGCAAGGTAATCGGGCCTTGCTCTACAGAGAACGTCTCTTGAGTACGAAAAACACCGCCATGCTCTTTGGTCACAAGACGAATGTTTCCAAACTTGTTGTTTTGTTCTGTTAAAACAGTAACATCAAGCTGAGTAATAAAACCATCGTATCCAGCAGGCACCGTCCAAAGCGCCATCAACGTCTGATTGTCCCCGTTGATATATGCGTAAGTGGTTCCACCATTCGTCACAGTTACTACTCCGATGGGTGCTTGTGAACCCGCAACAAACCCACGATTAACACGAAGAAAAGACTTGGTTGTTGTCGCAGTGCCAGAACCTGCCAAGGTAACAGTTTCAGACTGCTCGTTGTAGTCCGCATCCACCCCAGAAATAGTTATAAGTACACCATTGTCTGTGGCTCCGGAGGCACTGGCAATTGTCATGATCAACGCTGAAGACGGGTACACATACAGACCGCCGCCTTCCCATACTGTTTCTTCTACGTTCTGAACAATAGGATTCACGCCAAACTTAAAAATATGTTTGTGGCCGGGGATTTGCCCCCGCGCCACCTGAAGCTCAAATGGCTCCGAGGTTCCGACCTGTGATATCGAGCGGATCTCATAAGCCATGCGACCCTCCTACGATAAAATAATCGTAAGTTCGTTTGCCGACCCTGTAAACGCTGAGACATAAACACCGCTACTTGCAATGATGCCATCATCAGGAATGTTCATTACATGATGGCCTGTAGGAAACTTTTGCGTAAGCAAAGTATCCCCGCTTGCGCTACCGTTTTTCAACGTAAAAGCACCCGCCGCCGCCGCGTAAATTACAACCTGCCGTAAACGTGACCGAGATGGACCGACGACTGCTGCCGTCGTTCCTTGAACCCAATTATACGCTGTTACTGGACCAGCCATGCTTTAATCCTTATTCTTAGGTGGGCGTCCGCGCTTCTTCTTAACGGGCGCGTCCTCCCACGCTTCATTTACATTCGGAGTAGAAGGATCGTCCGCCTTTAGAGTGCCGTCAGTATTACGCGCTCGTACCCGCTCTTTTTTCAAGGGGTTTCCATCAGGGTCCAACCCACGAGCGGCAAGCTCTTCTGCGCTTGGAGGCTTAAATCTACTCATGTGTCACCTTTACGCTGCTGCGATTGTTCCGCCAGTATCTGAACGCTTCCAGTTTGTACCGTCGGAAAATGCCAAAATTGCAGAACCTGCTGCGCCATTAGACACAAATACAACTGTCCCCGCCCCTGCGTCAGAAGCAGAAGGTGCGTTTGCCACAGTGTATGTTGGAACTTTGATATCCCCGATAAAACCGTTTGTTGAGTTTACGGGTCCTGAAAAATTCGTAGTAGCCATGTTTTTCTCCTCTCGTGTCCGAGGTCAACTCCCATGGCTTGCAAGACCATGAAATCTATACCGAGCATTATTGCTCCAGATGTAGAATATCACACCAGACAAAAAAAGAAAGGGGCTACCGAAGTAGCCCCCAGTTTGGGAGGAGGTATATGAAAGTACCCTCCCAGACTATAGCACGTTTTACGCTCCGGGTGAACCGAAGACTGCGCGTGGATCGCTGAAGCCGAAGCTGTAGCGTTCACGAGCCTTAAAGCGCATGTTGCCAGTGTCGAAGTCTGCTTCCATGTTAGTGGACAAAGCAGAACGCTCGAAGTGGACAAAACCACGAGGTGCGTCGGTCATGACGAAGAACGCATCTGGATCAGTCAGGAAGTCGTTAACGGCATAACCGTTTGGCAACATACCCATTGACCGGATGGCGTTAGTGTCGTTGTCCGCTGTGCCAACACGCAAGTTTGAAACCATCAAACGCTCTGCAACGAATTGCAGTTGACGTGGAATGACCAACTTGGTGCCGCGCAGGGCGACCTTCAACCCACGCTCGTCAACGAAACCAGCAATGCTGATCAACGCGTCTTCCAAAGAAGTCTCGTTCAAGTCAGCCGCAGTTGTCGGTTCGTTGGCAAACGTACCACCGTTGGTTAGCGGGTGGTCTGTCGCACAAAGTGCAACACCGTCACCACCAGCAGTTGCACCAGCAGTGAACGCAGTGTTCAACACAGATGCAGCTTTAACCTGCTTGGTGTGAGCCATAGAACGCGCAAGCGCCTTCGTATAGCGTGAACCGAGACGGTCGTAGAGGTTGTCTTCAATCGCTTCTTCCGTTATAGAGAACGCAAGCGCGATTGTTTCGTGGTTATAACGAGCAGTATATGCTTCGTTAGCTTCGTCAAAATTGACGGCAGAACCTTCCGATTTGGTTGGTGCTGCGCCGAACCCACTCAACATTACTTCCTCTTCAAATGCTCTATCTGAAGATTCCGTTGTGTAGATTTCCGCGTGTTGGTTTTCGTACCGAGAGTACTCCATACCAAACAGCGCGTTGAGGCCCGGTTCTAGCTCTTTCGCTAGTTGTGCGCGAGAAATAGCCATTCTTTAGACCTCCTTAAACGCCAGTAGTCGACGGAGTACCAGCAACAATCGCACCGTTGGCGGAGTTGAAGCTGTTATTCAATCGAACAATTACAGGGATACCAGCCGCTGTGAAGTCACTGTTCTCAGGGTCATCTTGGATGCCCATGATGCGCAGTTGCAATGCAGCAGTGGTGGCGATTGTGCTAACACCCAACTTAGCAGATGAAATACCAGAGGCTGTAGAGCCTGAAGTAGCAGTTGCAAAGTTTGCGTTTGCGAACACATGACCCTGCGCAGTTGCTTCGCTAGTCAGTGAAGCGTCTGAGCAGATAACAAATGTCTGCATTGGGTTGTCATACACGAAGGCTTTGACGGGATGATTAGAATCCGCGCCTGACCCGGGCCAGTAGTTTGAGAAAACTTTCTCACCAGTGGTCGACGATACATATTCGCATCCCCAGAACACACCAAGTAGACCTACCGTTCCACCAGCAGCCGCGCCAACAATATCAATAAAGCCTGTTGACAGCGGTATTACGGGTGAACCTTGGTAAATCGCGTTAGTGTTTCCAGAGGCGATACGATACTCGGTCGCACCAGTGGTGTTTGCAGCCTGACCGACTACACCAATCGGACGAAGTCCGAAGGCACCGTTAGTGTTTGCCATAGTAGCAATCCTCTTTCAATTAGTCGGAGTCTCTACGAGAACCTCCGAACGATACACGACTTTGCCGACTATTAGTTATCGGCATCGAAGGATGTTGTTCCTTCATAAGGTCCTGATCTACGGCAGTCATCTGTTCGCGGGTTCTGCCCCCGTAATATTCAGTTCTTTCGTGAGCCGTTTCAACAGGGAGTCGACACAGCATCAATCCGCCTTGACCTATAACGCCCTCATATCGACCATCGTCAATAGTCGGAGCCTCATAGTCTGGATACTCATCTTTCCGGACAGGTTCCCATCCTTCACGCAGCTTGGCATTGACATTCATTTTGTCCTCTTCGCCTCGCATTGCAACTCGTATCCAACGATGCACATACCCATCTGGTGGCGTAGGTGCTTCAAGGTGACTGGGCGGTGCCCATGGTTTTCTGCGCGAGTCTGTGTCCCGCGTTGTAGTCTTGCGTGGTGATCTATTAGCCATATTCTCAATCCTTTACAAACTTTGCGTATTCCTCAAGCGGTACGCCTAGCTTCTTTGCAATCGCAACTTGAGAATGCGTTAGCTTCACCGACCTGCGCCCCTGTTTAGTGCTGCGAGATGCAGAGGAGTTCCCCGAGGCGACAGGTGCTCCACTTCCCGACTTCTTAACCGTTTGAAACTTGTTCGGAAACTCCGAACGAAGACGACGGTCAATTTCAGTATAGTACTCATCGCCGTTCGGGTCAAACCCCTCATCTTCGACAAGTGTTGCATGGATGGCATATGTGGCAGATGTAAGTAATCTATCCGTGCCAAACCACTCGTTTTTCTCGGCCCACGCTACAGCTTTTGGGTCCGGTTGCGGAGCCTGCTGTTGTGGGGCTGGTTGTGCTTGCGCAACAGGTTGTCCCGGTTGCAATGGAGGTTGCTGCGGCTGTTTAGCCTCACGTTCAACCCGCGCTTTCGCCTGACGATGACGCTCCATCTCGTTGTTTAAACGAGACAGCTTTTCTTGCGCCTCCAGCATCTTATCGCTGTCACCTCGATCCGCTGCATCCTTGTACTGGATCTTTGCAGAGTTCATCTCAATGTTTAAGCGGTTGCCATATTCCTGCACATAACCTCGGTCGAGAAGACGAAGACGATCCTTCATCTTCTTGTTCTCTTCCATTAACTGCGAAGATAACCTCAAGGCTTCCTGCTTATCGCGCTCTTCCTTGCGATACTTGTCCGTTAGCTTTTTAATTCGCTTTTGAACACCTTTACTGTAGTCGTCTAACTCTTCGCTATCCTCCGCGGCCTCAACCTGCTGCGGTTCAGGCTCTTCCTGAACAGATACCTCTGGTTCAGGAGCCGCCTCTTTTGCAGGCTCTTCCGAAGCGATGTCTTCAATCTCTACTTCAATCTCTTCGGTTTCAGTTTCTTCAGACATGTTTGACATCATCGGGCTCCATTAGGGTTGCAATTACTTCGTCGTCGTTAATAATCCGGACCTCTCCACCCTCGATCTTAAATCGAGAACCTGAGTAGCGACCGATGCAAACCCACTGTCCTTCTTTGCACCACGGCTCGCCAAACTTGTCTTTGTCACCATAGGCCAACGGCCCTAGCTTCAAGACATATGCAACAACCGTAGCCACAGTTTCTCTTTCCCGAACTTCGTCAGGTAAGTGAAGACCACCTTTTGTTTTAATTTTCCCCTGATAAGGCATTACCAGCATACGCCATCCTGTAGGCTGCGGTAATCTTTCAAGAAGGGGCTTTTCGAGGAGCGAGGGATCCAACACCCGCTCGTCAGCGTTGACATACGCGCTTTCTAAAGAAGGAACGTCTGACGTGTCAGAGCTTCTTTCCTTATTTATTTTCTGCGCGACGTGATCAGGAAGATATAAGGTCTTCGACATCGTCAGCGTTTTTCTCCAGCAGGGACTTCATTTCTTCTTTGGCAAAAGAGAGTCCCCGTATCTCTCCCACCATCATTTTATAGGTCTCCCAATCTTTAGCAGACCCGTTGGCTAAAGAGCGAGCAATGTCTTCTTCACGCTCCCTCAACAACCTATACACATATTTTGCGAAGTCGACAACATCCATTATAGGATATCCTTGTATTCCTCTTGTAGGTCAGATGTGATTGGACCACCCTCTACCCACTCGTTGCATGTGTTTTCACTACTACACACAAACTTGAGTAGTTGGCAATAGCCCGTGTCCCCAGACTCATCCCCAATGCAACCCTGCATATCCTCAGTCTGATTGTACATCCCACACGTTCCGCAACTCTCATCATTGCGAAAAGCGACCGAACTGTTGGGCTCACGATACCCATATTCCTCAACCGCTATCTCACGATTAGCGGCGTTTAGCTCGTCATCTTGCGTTGGGAGCGGACAACTCTTGCCGTCGTCATCACTCTCCATTTTATCTACAGGCATCCCGTCAGGAAGCACACTGATCATAATCGTAGTCATTAGTAACACTTTCCACGTTTGGAGTTGTCACGGACATCCCCCTGACGAACTTCCCCGCCCATAGCAAACTTTTTAGTCATGTTCTCTGACGTACCCTTAGATCCCGTCACAGGTTTCATGCCGTCCCGTACAGGTGTTCCGACAGGAAGTTCAGAGGTTCCCAACGCCTTCGAAATCTTTCTTTTGTATGGCATTTGTAAGGTTTTATCACCGCCCATCTTGCCGGGAGCGGATGGATCCGACGCTATCTTAGGTGTGCTAGGCAGCTTCTTCTTAGCTTTCCTGCCATACTTTGCCGTGTTATTACGGCCCTTCTGCGTGTTATAACGAGAAGTAGGGTTTTTCTTATCGTCGCTCGCAGCTTCGGACACTGCGTCTTCGATGGCCTTCTCAGTAGCTTTAGAAATCATAACAATTATCCTTTTTGAAAGTGGGGCATGTCTACAAACGGTGTGCGGTTCTGCGACACCCGTAACTTAACGTAATCATTGTACGCCTCTAACATCGTACCATCCCAGTCTAGGATGTTGTCGATATGCCAAGCCCCTCCCCATTTAAGTTGCTTAATGCCCATATCCTTAGCCGTTTTCACAATAGCATCGCCAACATCATCATAAAACTTTAACTCCCAACAAACTCTAGGCCCCAGAAAAACCATAAAATCAAAAGCCATTCCATCCAGATGTTTACTTTTCATGGTTTTCGACGCGCCCGAATCTACAAGCGCCCGTTGCTCTTCTATGGTCCTTAACCCTCCAAGATTAGGGATGCCAAAATCATACGGCGTGTTGTGTATGGCAGTGCGAACCAATGTATATAGCTCGTCATCAATGCCTTCGATACGGTCCAGACTACGCTGGCTTAACTTAAACTCACTCATGTTACTTCCTCTTAAAGAATGCTGTAGCCCCGCGCACACCGAAACTGGCTGAAATTGCAATTCCAAGGCTGTAAAAATACCAGTCCGGCGCTTTTGAAAGCTGCTCAAATCCACGATCAACCCAGCCTTCAGCACCGGGAATAAACGCCAATACAAGCGGGATCGACAGGACAATTACGAACCATTCGTCTTTCCAGCTAGACTTAGCACCCTCTGCCATGATGCGCTCCCAGTCGGCAACGCTTGTTTTTTCTGACAACAAAATCTGGGCCTTCGCTTTTGCCTCAGTTAGCTTTAGCTCTGCTTCGGCTGCGTTCTTGTCAGCCTTGCCTTGCAGCCATGATCCTGCAAGGTTTGCTATCGGCCCTAATGCAGCGGTAAAGATACTCATTTCTCACTACCAAGCCAAACGGCTATAGTTCCCGTCATGGCCCCGCTGACCACAGAAATCATTGCAGATTGTTGCGTTGATAAATCATCAAGGCTCATGCCCCAGTTTATAACCTTGATGTACATCACCATCATGACGAACATCATAATACGCGGCATAAGCCGATATTGCAGTATCTTTTCAAAGGTATTTGCCATGTTACACCTCTATGTTTAACTTCGTTCCTTGCGGCCTATCTGCGTTAGTTTTGCGTCCAAACCTATCATAACTTTCCTGTAAGTCCAATCTTTGCTTTACAAGAGCCTCTAAGTGGCTGTGGTTGGCCCTGTGCTCTTTTTCTACCCTCTGCTCCATCAAATGCGTTTCTATGCGCTCACGCGCCCTTGTTTGAGCGTGTATGTCGCTTCCCACATTAAACGGCGCATTGCCTATTGCAGAAACACCATCAGCCACAGCCGCCTCTTTCTATAACCCATTCTGCTATTCTACGATGATGCGTAATAATAACAATCTTACCTCGTTTATCATACACAACCCAACGCATACGCCTTACTTGTACCAACTTCACCCATTCGCCAACTTATCTACACCCCAAATCATTGCCGCGGTTCCCGTTAAAAAAACCGTAACGCCTATTGCCAATGAAATACCCCAGAACAATCTGTCTCTAGCAGCGGCTTGGGCTTCCAAGGCTTCTTTCTGTCGTTTTCTCGCTTCGGCTTGCTCACGCACAACCAAGTCCCACATGCCCGGAGGCCCATATAAACGGCAATGGCTGCGAAGAGTTTCCATTGCTTCCTTGTGCGCCATCTTGGCTTGAGCAATAGCAAAACCTTCTTCTTCGCTAGATGTTAATCTTCCAAGCGGACCTTTGTGCTTACCTGATTCAGCAATAGCTATGTCGGCCTCTAATTTAGCCAACTTTCCAAAATGAGGCATAACACTGTTTAGGTCTTTGCCAGCTTGAACAGCAGAACTAATCCCCCCCGCTATTTTAGTGACTGCACCCGCCAAGGCTAAAACTTCAATCATACTCTGTCACCTATCTTTACAGAAGGTGGGCAAGGATACCCATACGGCACCCTTATAACACGAGGATAGTGATAATAGAAGAAAGACACTTCTTTAGGACATCGATACACACAAGCAGTGTATAATTCGCCATAAGTATATACGCCCACCAAAACTGCTGTAAGAGCGCAAATCACTAAAACTCTCCAGCAAACCTCTGCGGTCTAGCAATTTTACTAAAACGACTGTTTACCATGCCACCACTGGCGTATTTGCTCTTTCCAGCTTTACTCAAAGCTATTGCAACCGCCTGTTTTTGAGGCTTGCCAGCGTCCATTTCCGTCTCAATGTTTTTACTGATAACGTCCTGAGACTTTCCCTTTTTTAGCGGCATTATCCCCTCCGTTGCATAGCCATCTGCTGGATCTCAGCGTTAACTGCAATGCGCTCCCGGTTAACTTCGTTCCGGTCATCCGCAATCTCTTCCTGCAAACTCATTCGAGCGTTGTCTAATCGATCACGCTGCTCGACTTTGTTCGTCTCCAACTCCAGCTTGGCAGCGTCGTTTACCGCCTCTTGCTCTTGTTTCTGACGACGAAGCTCCAACTCTTGCATACGAATGGCTACCAAAGGATCGGGCTCGTTCGGGTTCTCGGGCATCAGCCTTGCCAACACATCCGCCATAATCTTCTGCTGATACAGAACGACCAAGTTTTCTACTTCCTGCTGGTTTTGCATGTCGACCTCTAACTGCTTCTCGTACTGAGCAACAGAATCCGAGCTTACTGCACCTACTTCCGCCATCATCTTCGCTCCGCTCAATGCCTGCTTGACCTCGTCCATAGCCTGCTTCTTCGCAAGCATACTGACGTGCTCCTGCAAGTGAGACATAAACGATCCCATGATCTGCGGAGAAGTCGCCACAATCGGAGTCTTCATAAACATGATATGGATGTCGATATGCGCCTCGTGGTTCTGCTCTGGGAACGCCCGTAAAATGTCCCCCATAAGCGCCTTGGCATTCTCCATAGCGGGGTCCATAGGTTGAGGCTCTTGGGGTGGGGGTAAGATTTCCTCAATGTTCTGGACCTCAAGCGCCTGATACATCCGTCGATACGCAGCGTGGAGGTTGTGCATCTGTGGATTTGACTGAGCCAGTTGGAGCTGTGTCTGGGCCAGCGTAACGCGTTGCGCCATGGAGAATATGTTTGGATCACTGACCGGAAGTACATCGATCCTGTCATCAAAGTCTTCCTGCTTAACCGCGGCAGGCGCACCCGCAACGTCATATGGGTATTCCGGTGGCGTGTTTTCCTTGAAAATGCGAGCCAATAAACGAAACTCGTTCTTCTGTGCATAATGCAGCCGCTTGTGTATAGCGGACATTACCTTCATGCCACGCTCCAGCATGGCTACCGTAGTGCCCACCGGAGTTTCCTGATTCATATTATTGACTTGCTGATCGGCAATAGAAACAAACCGACGACCGTCTTGGATCAACGATCCCAACAACTGAGCCAGCGTTCCTGACGGCTCCTTGTATGGAAGCGGTATCAGTGAGTCCCTGATATTCCCACCGGGAGCATCAATGTCCCTCCACTCTCCGGGCTGCAACGGCTCATCGTCGTTGCGTACTCGAACACCTCGAGCTTTAAATCCAGCAGGTAAGTTCGCCAACGTCCCCGCATCAATCAACTGACGCAGAATACTCGTAGCCGCACGTCCTAACCCACCGATCATATGCACCAGACCAAAGCCGTAGAAACCTAATCCCGGTAAGAATTTGTAATGCACAAAGTACTGGCGTTTCTTCTTAATAGGATCAACTTCGTCATAGTTACGGCGAATAGCCAAAACCTGTCCGCTGTCTTTGTCGATGGTAACAATATACGGCAACTTGATACCCGTAGGCTCGCCCATCGGATCCGTATCCTCGAACCCGTCGATGTCGAGATCACAATGCATCTCCAGAATAGTCCTGATATCGTCTGTGTAGCTCCGTGAGATGCCTTGTAGCTTGTTGACCTTCTCTTCTACCTCGTCCTCTTGAGCGTCTCCAGCGCCCCCTAAATCGATGTCCTTGTACACTCCGGAGAATTGCATCTTCCGAACATCGTTGTCGGTCATCTTTAAGACATGCGTAACGCGTGGGGCCGTAGCCAAATCCGTAGCTGAATAAGAAACCACCACGTCCTGTGCAGGAACGAACTCCGCTACCGCACGAGCTTTTAGTGGATCAAAATAAACTTTCTTAAACGTAGATCCAGACAAGGGAAGATAAAACAGCATCTGATCCATCCCGGGATCGTACTCCTCCATCACCTCCATGATCTGGTAATTCATAAAGTGCTTTACACGCTGGGCCTGATCCTCACGCTTCTGATCCTGCACACCTATGATCTGTGTGCGAACCGGACCACCCGCAGGTAACAATTCCTTGTATGCCTGTGCCTGAAACTGTGTGACGCTTTCGCTAATTAACGGGTGCGTGACCCCACTAGCGCCTTCAAACGGCTCAGAACGCTCCGTGTTTTGGACACCAAGTAAGTCCAAACCCTTACTATAAGTCTCTTCCCAGTCCCTGCGAGACTCATAATCTTCCTCATACAAGCCGACCAAATCGCTACTAATTTCACCCAAAGTGCCATCATCTAAAAACTCCGCAAGGTTTGCAGTGTGGTCAACTATCTCGACCTCTACGCCCTCTTCATCCATTTCACCCATTGCTTGGACAATCGCTCCACCCTGTCCATCGTCAATGACTTCCGCTCCGCCGCTGAAATCTGCGGCCTCCATAACGTCTACCTCAACGTCGGGAAGACCTTCGGTCGCTTCAGGATCAACCCCTGAATCTACTAAACTGCCCATAGGGCGAGGTGGCATAGCCATCAGTAATACTCCCGTCTACGAGGAACGTACAAATCGTCCTCTTCCTCTTCGCCTCGTAAAGAAACGAAGCCGCCCTGACGAAACCTCATCAAGGCTAGTGTCATGCTATCACAAAAGTCATCGTGATCTCCATTAGGAAATGAAACCACTTCCTCAATGACTTCATCAGCAAACTTCTCGTGCATCGGTGCCCACACAATTCCAGCTTCAAACAACGGCGCAACCATGTGCATTCTAGTTACTTTATCATTTCCTTTGCCCGGTGAGAAGCCCAAGGCTGGAATACCACGAAGCCGCAACTCGTCAATAAGTGGTGTACCCGTCGCTTTCGCTTCGACCAACACCATGTCTGGCTCCCAGTATTCGTGCTCCTCATACGCAATCTCCTTGAGTTCAGGGAAGTTCCAACGCCCTCTTCGAGCGTCCATAAGTATGATGTTATCCGGACCACCGTCGTCAGGCGTAAACACACCCCACGTCGTTATCGCAGAATAATCCGCTGTCTCTTTCTTCGAAAACGCCGTGTCATACGCTTGAACAATGTATTTAATCGCTGGAATCTGCTCCTTTTCCCAGTCTTTCCACCACTCACGTTTGACTATCGCACTCTCAGAAGCAGTAGGCTGTTGCTGCCACTGCGCATTCCACTTGCCTACAGGCAGCGAGGCTTTGATCGAAAGAAGCGCCTCTTTTTCCCAAAACTCAGGCCATAACGGCTTGTCGCTCGGCATAATCGCAGGGAACTCAACAACCTCCCACTGATCGGACATAATGTCGCCGCCTTGCGCTTGAACCAAACGGCCCGTCAAATCCTTCTTCCCCCAACGGGTCATAACCAAAATAATTGCCCCACCCGGCTGCAAACGCTGTCGAGGACCAGATGTGTACCACTCATATGCGTTGTCAAACGCACTGTCGCTCATCGCATCCTGCTCCGAGTGAGGGTCGTCAATTATAAATAAATCCGCACCGCGACCCGTAACCGCCGCTCCAACACCCGCAGCAAAGTATTCACCGCCCTTGTCCGTCTGCCATTTACCCGCACCCTTGTTGTCCTCCTTCAAATTCGTATCCGGAAAGATTTCTTTATAGGCAGGGTCGTCAATCAAATCTCGAACCTTACGTCCAAAACGAACCGCAAGCTCGGTGTTGTGCGTAGCTTGAATAATCTTGAGCTTCGGGTTGCGACCCAGAAACCAAGCAGGCATTAGAAAACTGGCAAACTCAGACTTAGAGTGCCGAGGCGGCATGTTGATAATTAACCGCTTCAACTCGCCCCGAGCTACACGCTCCAGCTTTTTCGCAATAATCCTGTGGTGCCTACCCTCGATGAAGTTCTCATACACATGATGCGCAAACGGCATAAAGTGATCTTGCGCCTCATCGCGCAAGTCCAACTTCTTCTTTGCTTCCGTCAGTGACAGAATCTCTTTTAAGGCTTCTTCTGGTAGGGCTTGTAAGTTCATGCCGTATTACGTTGGTACTCGTTGCCGTACATAAACGGATACATCTGTTGCTGCTGCTGGGCGGCACGAGTAGCCATAATTCCACCCTGCGGATCCGCAATAGCAGGTCCCGCTGCGGCCTGTTGTTGCTGCGGCTGCTGTTGACCAAACCCTGCCGGGATAGGGGTGGGCTTAGTAATAGGCTGCTGCGGTGCAGGTCTCGTTTGTTCCAAAGCCGAAGGCAATGGAACTTGAGGAAGTTTCGGTGTCGGCCTAAAACCCGCTTCCGGAGTAACACCAACCGCTTCTGCCGAAATAGGTGACGGACGATCATCGTCTCCCCCGCGGCTTTTTGCAAACGGATCTTCCGCAGGTTGAATAAACTGAGAACCCAGTCCCTCATACCCCTCCATACGTTGACCCATATAGCCAAGAGCTTTTCCTTCAGCGTCTAACCCAAGAGACCCAACTAACTGATCGTTCTCATCGTAAACTGGAACATACTGCGCAGCGTCTTTTGCCTTAAACAAATCCGTTCCAAAAATCCCGCGTTCTTCGTACTCCCCTTGCTTCATAAGCTGGTTAGCTATCTCACGATCCTCATACGCCTCGTTGTACTTCGCCGCGGTGTAAAGCAATCCTGCGCCCGGTATAACCGCGCCCAATAATCCACCAATCACCATGTCCTTGGTGTTAAACGGATCGTACTTCGCCCCAGACATTTCCGTAAGCATACTCTGATCTAACGAAGGAATGCCGCCAACATAACCGTACTGACGAGACGCCTGCTGCGCTTCCGCTGGGGTAAAGTTCTGCTGAGACAGCTTTGCTAACTCGCTTGCTCGATCATCGCCTATAATCGCACGGGCTCGCTCCTGACTGCTGCCACCAGACTCCGTACCAAAACCACCCTGATAAGTAGACG